AACAAGAACCTTTTCCATATGATCCTCATTGACAATCGTATCCAAAAGAGTCATGCAATCACGCTCTGCACCATAATCCTTGTCACGAACCATATCAATCTTATTGACAGAAACCTTAGGAGGAAGAATTGTACCGTTCTCTACAAGTTCAGGTGCAGGAATTGAACAAATTACTTGTCCATACACCGAACCATCATTCATTCCAGGTTTAGAAATAGTTGCAGAGTGCTTAGGAGTTGCAGTGAAGAAATAGCAACGACCAGCATTCTCAGAAAAATACTGTGTAGATTCAAAGAATGATTTCTTCACACTATTATGTGCTTCATCAAAATAGATTGTATCAACCTGAATATCAGACTGTTGAATACGAATCAAAGAGTTATAAGTTGTAAAGATCAGTTTATGACCCTTATTGTGATAATTCCAAGCAAAGATTCTACTTGGATTTGTAGTGCTAAAGTGACGTGTCTCACCACTGTGTACATGCATCACATGAGCGTTAGTGATATGCTCAAAAAACTCTGAGGACAATTGCTCTGCCAAAAGAATCCTTGGAGCAACAACTACAATGGTCTTATCGGTGCTATTGGAAAACTCACGGATCGCATCAAAGATCATTGTGAGAGTCTTACCAGCACCAGTAGGCATGATCAATTGTCCAAGAGAATACTTCTCCATGGAATTGAAACCACGTTGCTGGTGAGGACGAAGAAGAGGAATCATGGTGGGTTGTTGTCTGTCTTGATATTATAGCAATAAAAAATCCCCTTGGTGGGGATGTGGTGGACAGTTCTTCAAGTGTCTTAAAGAAAGCTAAACTCTCATCTTCAACCGGGACAAAGGTAGTCTATATGGTTTTGGGCATTGTGTCAAGTCTAGAGTAGGTGTCTTGCATATTTGTAAGTCATTGATCCAGTTTCTGTTGGAGTTACATTTAAAAGAAGATAAGTATCAGAACCAGGCGAATCACTTTCAGAACTTATTCCAATAGAAACTATAGAATTTGGAACTGAAACTGTTGTACTAATTGAATATGCAAAAGTACTTCCAATGGAAGATATGAGTACTTTTGAACTTTGCACTTTTCCTGATTTTTGTACTGATATAAAGTATTCAATTGAATTTAAACTATTAGTCATATTATACCTATCAATTTCAGTACTAACACCTATTTGAGCAGTAAATGTACCAGAGTTACTGTAAATACTAAGATCACCTATCGTAATTTGTGGAGAAAAAGAATATGAACCTGTAAAAGTTCCCGAAGATATATTTGCAGGATCTATTAATGTTATACTAGAACCATTTCCATATATTTTATTAGCTGTTACTATACCGGCAGTTACAACGCCAGCGATAGAATTTATACTAACATTAGCAATAGTACCAGGTTGTATTTGTGACGGAGACAATGATGTTATATTAGAACCATTACCATATAATGTAGTTGCTGTTAAAATACCGCTTGTTACAACACCAGAAGGAGAGTTTATACTAATATTACTAATAGTTCCAGAACTTATGTTTGATGGATTTAATAATGTAAGATCAGAACCAATACCAACAAATTTAGATGCTGTTATAATACCAGAAGTTATAGTACCAGAAGGGGAGTTTATACTAATATTACTAATAGTTCCAGAACTTATGTTTGATGGATTTAATAATGTAAGATCAGAACCAATACCAACAAATTTAGATGCTGTTATAATACCGCTAGCAACTACGTTTCCACTTGAACTAATACCAACACCTGTTCCAGAAGTTCCCAGTGAATTTAAACTATCACCTATTTGAAGAGTATAATTGGGGGAGTTTGCAAAAATACCAACTGCACCATTAATTGTTGTTGATCTTAAAGTTGAAGATCCGTTAATAGTTAAAGAACTGCCAGTTACACTTCCAGATACACTAAAATCACCACCAACAAATGAGTTTGAAGTAATTGTTGAAGTACCAACAACTTCAAAAGTTAAACTTGGATTTGTTTTTCCTAGTCCAAGGTTACCATCAGATGTTAGAGACATTAAAATGGCATTAGTGGAATGATTAATCCAATTAAATTTTAAATTGGGTGTTGATTGTGGGCGAATAAAACTATTGAAATTTCCAGGAGCATAGTTTATGATATCAAAACAATTTTCACCACTTTGTGGATGAGTAGATCCTGAAGTATCATTAAATTTGATTATTGTATTATTACTAGTTAATGTAACATCTTTACCTATTATGATTTGTGCAGTATTTGAATCAGATGTTACTTGCAATTCTGCATTAGAACCAATTCTTCTTATATGAATATCTGAATTGGGATTATTTGTACCTACTCCCAAAGAATTAGTTACATTTAAACTAGAAGAAGTTGTTATTCCAAGATCAGATATATCACTAATGATTGAAATAATATCAATATTTGCATCAGTAGTAAGTCCTCTTGCGGTTGTTGCGATACCAACTAAAGATCCATTGAAAACATTAAAAGTTGCAATGCCAGTTGGTTTGTTAATATTTGTGGATAATCTGTCATTACTCAAAGTTCCATTACTTATATTAGATGCATTTATACCAGTAATATTTGTTCCAAATCCACTAAATGAATATGAAGTTGTAATTCCAATTACATTTAAATTAGATCCAATAGTGGCAATTCCAATTACATTTAAATTAGATCCAATAGTGGCAATTCCAATTATATTTAAATTAGATCCAATAGTTGAAATTCCAGTTACATTTAAATTTCTACCAACTGTAACATCTCTAGTGGCTCTAATATCACCTTCACTTGCAATTCCAACACCATTTGCAAAAGATGCTATACTATAATTTCCACCTATTTGTAAAGTATATATTGGATTTGTCGTTGCAATTCCAACATTACCAACTGCATAAATGCTTGTATATTCATTTAAAGCAGGATCAACATCAACCCATTGTGATGTTGGTAATCCTTGAAGTTTTGATCCATCACCATAATAAGTTACAATTCCAGAAGATGCTGTAATAATTCCAGATTTAATTGACGTTATTCCAACATTTAGTAGATTAAAAGTTACTGCCCCAGTATCTGATGTATTTGTAATTGAACCAGTTTCAATATCATCTGCATATAGTGTCCCTCTTAATCTTATATTACCTTGAACATCCAAAGATTCTGTTGGAATTGTGGATCCAATTCCAACCAATCCATTTGGGTTTACTATAAAATTATCATTATCAACCTGAACACCATTTCTAAAGTTAAATGATTTTTTGATATTTGCCATCTTTTATGGATTTTATAAGTATTTAGTTACAGTATTCTCATGATGTAATAGAGTGCATAGTATGGTGGAAGATTTTTATTTGTACCATCGCCAGTACCCGCCGGTGAAATTGGATGTGTATGGTTTTCTACTGCAGTTAATGACATTGGATGCCCATGAGGAGCACTTCCTGTTGCCGAATCACTGGTGCTATCTGAACCAATTGTTAGTTGATGTTGGTGATTAGCACTGTCGGGATTAGTAGTTCCACTATGAACATGTTCAGAATTATTTACCATTTGATATACTATATTCTGGAAGGATCTACCATCCTCCATCATAAACTTTAAAGGAAAACCAGAATTGGTTTGTTTATTATCAAATCCAACTTCATTTAAACCAGCATGAATGTGACCTCCACCACCAACACTAAAAGAATGACTATGTGTGGCACTATTTGTAGTAGTATTTACAGTGCCTCCATGATTATGAGGATGATTATGAGGATGACTATGAGGAGCACTTACTGGAGATACACTATATGGAGAATGGTCGTGAGCACCAGCTCCGCCCATTGGGTGATCATGTGCAATTAATTGAGAGTCTTTTTGCCCTCCTGTTCTTGTCGTAGATCCTTCAATAGATGTTCCACTATCAGAACTTGATCCAATTAAGAATCTATTTCTTAAGTCAGGTAAATTAAATGTTGATGACCCATTTCCAGATCCAAATTTAGTTCCAACAAGACCGAATAATGCACTGTAAGTTGATCTACTAATTGCGCGTCCATCACAAACTGCCCACATTGTAACAACACTACCATTTACGGTAATTTCTGGAAGTTGATTTTCATTTCCAGACCATATTACAATTCCACCAACTGGAGTTATATTTGGAATTTCAAGATAATTTGCACGAATTGTACCACTGTTTACACCAGGAGGAACACTTGATGCACCTCTGACTTCTAAATCTCCAGTAATATATGTTGATTTCTTAAGAGAGATTGAGTTACCATTACCTGCATTAATTTCAACATCATTTGCTGATGCAGTAATTGTAACTTTTCCAGTAGATGCAGTTTGACTAATTGCTCCAGAGGCAGCATGGGTCATGTTACCACCACTAGCGGTTACACTAACTGCTCCAGAGGCAGCATGGGTCATGTTACCACCACTAGCGGTTACACTAACTGCTCCAGAGGCAGTTTGAGTTAAATTTCCACCACTAGCGGTTACACTAACTGCTCCAGAGGCAGTTTGAGTTAAGTTACCACTTGTTGCATCAATAGTAAGACCACCAGATCTTGTATCTATTGTATTGTCGGTAGTTGCACCAATTTTTATATTTCCAACATGCGCTTCAGAATAAGCAGTACTTGTATTACCAATATAAGCGCCCAAATCTTCATCGGGGATAATACCAGTTCCAGTTTTTAATTGTCCTACAACTTCAACTTTTGCTCTGAAGTAGGAATCATCACCTACACCAATACCACCTTTAGAAACAATTGAACCACTATTTTCATTAACTGCTTTATCTCTAAATGTGACTCTAAGTTGTCCATTTAACGTTGTTTTTCCTTTAACTCTTAACGATCTAGTCATAGTGACCGGACCATCAAACTGAGAAAGAACAAATCCTGATGTTCCACCTTCGACAAGAATTCTTTCTCTTACTGTAACTTCATCAAATGCAACACTTAATTTAGAAGGATCTTGACCAGTAATTGTTGGTTTTGGAATATCATATGAAATTGTTTGACCACTGGATGCAGATACTTTTGTATTACCATTGAAAGTATCACCCTTACTGTTCATTCCAGTATAAATTACAGCACCTGCAGATCTTTCTTGTGCTTGTACTAAGAAATCTTCTCTTTCGGAAAGAGTTTTAATTTGAACTTGGGGGAGAGCAGTTGAATAGTTTCCAGGGCCATATCCAAGATATTCAAAAGTATGTCCAGATGCACGAATAATAGAAGGTCTTCTAAATTCAATAGGTATTACATCAATTTTTTTGAGAATTGAATTAATTGGATGATTTCCTTGACGAGTTCCTGCATAACCACGAAATACTTGAATTGACGTGTCTGACGGAGCAGCACTAATTCTCATAATTTCATCATTAACTTGAACAAAATCTCCAAGTTTTAGTCTATTTGAAGTTGATATACCTGTTAAACATTGAATATTTAATTCTCCAGCATCACCAGCATTGATTGATGATGTAAGTTTAAATGTTTCTCCACCATAAAAAGGTACAGTTCTTGATGAATAACTTTCGGTTCTGATATCTGAAATTCCTTGGTTAGCAGATAATCCATGCTTTAAAATATATCCATTTACGGCAGAACTAGGTAAATTTGATTCTGTTCTTACATTGAATGAAGTTACTGAAAGGACATCTTTAACTACATAATCACCAAGATTAAGATTTGAAGAATTAATAACTCTAAACTTATTTCCTACACTTAATCCATGAGAATCATAAGTTGTAAAAGTAACCAATCCAACTGTAACTGCAGTTTCGCCATCAATAATAGTTTGAGATACTCCATATTGTGTAGATTGTACTTTAACAGATTGACCAACAATAAATGCATATTGTCCAGCAGAAATAAGTGGATCTGTAGAGTGTTTGTTAATACCAATTGTATTGATACCAACTGAATTAATTCTATAATATCCATCATTAGTAACTCCATCACCAGTAATTTGGACAACATCACCAATATAAGTTGTGATACCAGAAGTCGCTAATGTGATATAAGCATCAGAAGAACCACCAATGGATGAAATATCAAAATATAAATTATCTCCATTTTTATATCCAGATCCTTTGCTCATAATTTCAAAGGAAGTTATTACATTACCAGAAACAACTACTTTTGCGGTTGCTCCAGACCATGTTGATGGTGAAAGAGTTGCATCATTTGTGTGTAATTTTACATTATAATAAGTTCCATTAGTTCTACTTCCACTACCAGCAGATAATGCACCATTTACAACACCACCTAAACCATGATTTTGTGCAAATGTAAGTGTTGCTGTTGGTTGTTGTGTTGCAGAGACACTTTGAATTTCTAAACCTTTACCAAAGGTTTTACAGAAAACATCAACAGTTTCTCTTGTAATACTTTTTTTAAGATCATTTGTTACAACATCACCAAGTGGTGCTCTCTTTGCATATGTCTTTGAAGATTTTGGATTGGGGTCAATATTATCACGATCTAATTGTGGATATAAATCTACAGGTGTTTGTGTATATTTGTTATTAATAAATGTATTTACTGGTATATTATTTGCATTTAAAATATAAAGATGATAAACACCATCTCTTTCATCTTTAATGTATTCCGAAATTACATCATTTCTGTAGATGTAAAGATTTGATTTAATATCATTTCTTTCTATTCTTGGAAGTTCATCAACAGTTCTTGTGTTTGTATTATTTAAGAAAGAACCTGGGATATGAATTAATCCTGCAATATCGGTAGTAGAATACCTAAACTGCATATCATTTACAATTTGTGTAACTGTGAATGATCCATTAAAACCACGATTAAATTCACCTGTAGTAGTTTCACCACTATCCTTTACGCCTTTAATAATTACAATATCATTTACTTTTAACTTATGAGGTGTTTCTGTTGTAATTGTTACTGTAGTACCAGATAAAGAACAATTTGCAATAAATTTTTGATTTCTTCTATATCTTGTATCATCTAAAGATAATGTAGATTTTAACGAACCAAAAATTTCATTATTGTTAGATGCTCCAGTATAACTAGAGTCTTGCATAATAAAACCAATTTCTGGATTTTTTGCGTTAACAGATTCTTTTGGAATTACAACTCTAAGTTTATAAACTTTTTCATCAAGACTTCTTTCATCTGCTACTCTTGTTACAAATGCAAGATCTGTAGATTCTGAATACTTATTTTCATCATCTGGATCATATCCAATCCCAGAATCTAAAAGTGAATTGTAAATCGCATTACCAGATCCAACATTAATATACCATTGAGAATTTGCACTATCCCATTGAATTGGTGATCCAATATCTCCAGCATCCTTATCAGAAATTCTACTATTAATGATGATATCTGAATTAGGATCACCACCATATGTTTGGATTGCTTCATTTAAAAATGCATATGTGTATGAAGCTGCAATTTTAATTTGCTGAGCATTTAATGTATTATCAATTTCATTTGTAATAGCATAATAAACAATATGTTCGGTTAAGTTTTCTGGAAGATCTCCTTTTTTACTTTGAATGATAATTTTTTCACCTGTTTTTAAATTATGACTTCCAATCGTAAATATATTTCCATTAATGAATGATACATTATAACTTTTTTCGTTTCTTGACGTTTGATCATTTTTGCCGGTCATGTAAATGTCGGCGTCATAATCAATGCCTAAAAATCTAATATAAAGTTTATCGTTTAATTTTGCACCAATGCGATATCCTT